GATAAGAATCTCTGAGGTAAGCAAAACCTGACCTTTCTCCTGGATCAATTACATCTAAATCACTTTCAATAGTATTTAAATCATTAGAATTAATTTTCATATATGTTCCTCCCGGAACAGGATTACCACTGATTGGAACAATAAAATCCGCATTTTGAGATTTTTTTTCTAAAACAGTTGCATATCTACAAGATTGTAAAGGCCCGTTAGCATCTCTTTTTACAATAAGCCTATCTCCTTCTTGAACTTTTGATATATTGTCTCCTTCCAAAAGAAGAAAAGTGTTGTTTGAATTTGGATCTTGAAGAAAAATACTAGCATAAACCGTTTCATACAAATCTCTATCTGGTTTCAAACAAAATTTATATCTTGTTGCCCAACTAGGTGCTCTTTGAGAATCGGGAATAGTGACAATAATTTCATTTTTAGATGTTGATGCTGAACAAGGAATATTGACGGTATTATTTCTGCTAACTAAAGCTGTTGATGCTCTGTTAAATTCATCCATGTAAATAATTCCCACTTCGTAACCTCTATTACTATGCAAGCTTTCTGTGTTTGCTATTTCTTGTATTGTAGCATCAGCAGAAGTTATTCTATAGTATTGTATTATTGTGTTTGTTCCACCACCAGTAGCGATATACTGTGCACAAGGAATGGCAAACGTTAAAACATTACTCGTGCTTCCTGAATCTAAAATAGGCTCTCCTTTGGCAGGAGGTGCAGCGGTAAGGTTAGTTAATCCTGTTTGATTTATATCATATTGGGGTGATGTGCTTCCAAGCTGTGCAAGAAGAGCATTGTTAAAAACATCAGTAAATGTAACACCAGTTCCGGCTTGTGCGTTAGCAACAGTTTGTATAGAATCTGCAGTTCCTACTTGATCGGCAAAGTCTACATTTCCAACTAAATCAAGTATTGGAGTGGCAGAATTATTAAAATTTTGAGGTAAAACATAAGTAAAATCTATTGTAGTTGGCCCTTGATCAGTATTAGGAAGCCCACCTCCGCTTGTGTCGTAAGCAGAATCAAACTCAAATGTTAAAGATATATTTATTTCTGCTCCTTTAATTAACTTATCTGTGTTTCCTCCAAAATCTACATCTAATAACCCTGGTATAGTGCTGGTTGTTGTGTTTCCAAAAGCACTATAAGATTTGTTTCTGACCGCAGTAGAAAGTGTTGTTAAATTTACATTACTAGATTGAAGATTTGCCGAAAAACTTAAATCTACAGGGTCGGAGTAAATGGTTGTTAAATTATAACCTTCTTTATAATTTCCATATACTAACCTATTTTCCATCAAAGTTTGCGCTTTTGCAATTTTAGGAACATTATCATAAAGCCTTAATATTTCGTATTCTGGTAATACGGTAAATATTTTACTATTAGTAAAGGTGTAGGTGTAATTAGTGTTATTTTGATAACCTTGTTGTAATTTATTTAGTTGTTCTATAATTTTTATAGTTGGATCATTTGCTTCTTTAAATAATAAATCTATTCCAACCACAAGTGGCCCTCCTGAATTAAATTCTATTTCAGCCCCATTAAAATCATTAATCATTCCTTCATTTAAAAAACTGTTAGCAGAAAAATCAAATGCTTTCGGATTAAAAGCTGGTTCAGAAAATTGAGAAGTCGCAGAGTATTCTCCGTTAGCGTATCTGTATCTATAGGCAAAACAAATAAATTCATCTTCTAAAAAAGCATCTTCTAAATTTGTTTTTAATAATCTAAAAGTAGGAGCTGCAAGAGGTGGTTTTTTTATAACCATTATTTCTTCAGCACTAAATTGATCTATGTTAGCTAAAGGGTCAGCGTAATTAGTATTAATATTAATTACCCTTGGAGGGTTAGTGTTGTCTGTAAAAAATAAAAGATTTTCAATTTTATTAACTCCAGTGATTAAAAAATCAGGGTCAAAGTTTAATGTAGTACTTGTACCAGTGCCGTCATCTACACTAATTACATGGTATATAAGCGCACCTGTTATAACATGATAAGAAACAATTAAATCTAATTTACCTGTTGCACCTACTGTAAAAGCAGGGTCATGTACAAACCAATAAATTGTTTCATTCGCTCCGTCTTCAAATGCTCCAATACATTTAGCTGATGAACTTAATTTAGTTCCGTTTATGTATTGTAAAGAAGTAACTTGAACATTTCCTTTTGAGTTTTCTACAGCACCAATCTCTGATTCTTCAGTTGAACCAAGTCTTACATTCAAAGCATCAACATACTCACCATTAGGAACAAGCCTTTCATCAAGGCTTTTGTTCATACGGCCTGCTACAAAATTTCTTTGAATGTTTGCCATTTTATTTTATCCACTTATTCTCACCCCTTAAATTCATTTTTAATCTACCTGGGTGAATATTACTCATTCTTATTTTTGCATTTCTTAATAAAGCTTGTTTGTCTTTTTTAGCTCTATTAACTACATACTCTTGTACACCAAATTTACTATTTAATATGGCATATTTAATATAAGCGTATACATAATCTTCAAACATTTTATTTACTTGGATGTCATCATTGTTACCATTTTCCATACCATCTGATATATATTGTAGTACACACTGTTGATTCGCCATAGTAGAGTCAAAGTTTATTACGCCGGCTTTTTTGTCAATGGTAAAAGTTGGATTAAAGTTTGCTGTTTCAGTATTTAAACCATATCTAGCTCCGATTCTTGTATTATATATATCATCTTCACAATTTACACAGCCAGGATTAACAGCTTCTTCCCTAACGTCATTTAAATATATGCTTTTCAATGCTCCGTTTTTTCTTGACGTATCTAAATCAGACTGAACTATTGTTGCATTATTACTTCCGTCATAGGTAAAATCTGCTGTGGCTGATTGAATATATGCTACTGCTGATTGTACTTGTATATTTTCTGTTAATTCACGTAAAGTGTTATCTTTAAATAAATAAAGTTTTACCCAATTAACGTAATCTGAAGGTAATACAAATCTTAAGTCATCATAAACCGTAAGCTCTAAAGATTTTATTTCTTTAAACGCATCATAACTTAACTCTTGAATTGCACGCTTAGCGTGAAATAATATTTTATATCTGTTTACATTATTAATCAATGAGTGATTACCTGCATACATAAGTAAAAAATTATTCATAATATCAGATAAACTTACATATTGGTATGAACCCCAATTAGAATCTGTAGGATTTACACCATCATTTGTATAATATTTTTGTTGATTTATATATGCCATAATTAATCTTCTTGATTTTGTATTTGTTCTTCTGTTAATCCAAATTGTACAACATCCGCTTCTCTGATTGATAGGCCTGCGTATTGTAAAATTTTTGAAACTAAATCGTTTGCGTCATCTATAGGAAGCTCAAAGTCTTGATAGTCTGCTTGTGTTTGATCAAACATAGGCTCTCCATTGTACAAAGTTACGTATGTCCATTTTGGATCTTTAGGGTATCTTATATATGTAGCTTCAATATCATTTGCTCCATTAAAAGTAGTAGGATATATTTCTATAGAATCTGCCTGTTGTGTGTAAGCTGGATATTGATTTGAAGGTGCTGTTAAAAGAGAATTAGTAAGTGTTTTAATTTTAGTATTACTAACCTTTTCTGCTTCTCCTTGATATATACCACCAGAAGAACAAAAAACATTGTTAAGTAAAAAATAATCATTTCCCGTGGTAGATTGAGAAGGTAAAAAATATTTATTACCAGTATTTTGTGTAAGCTGAGCTGTTACTGAAAATGTATCAATTACTTCTTCATAACCTAATTTAATATCTGCGTAACCAGTACCTGATACTCTAGCGTTTTCTTCATTTATTTGTTTGTTGTAATTATAAAAATATTCATCAAATATATCAAGCTGAGCTTGTTTAGCAAATAAATTAAAATCACTAGGAGATATATACCCATAGTTGTTTTTATTTATTATTGCAAGCACAGTATTTCTAACTGAATTTATCATTTGAAAATGTTTCTACAAAGATACATAA